TTTCTTAAACGTCCTACAAATTTAGAGAACTTGAGTTCATCTCTTAGTATCTCTGATGAACGTCCCAAATTAAATCCACCATCGGATGCAATTCTAGATTCTGGAACTGCTAACGCTCTATAAAGTTTCTTTTGGAAATACTCAATATCAGCAAGTTCTCCTAAGTTTTGTCCACCAGGAAGTGTTGTGATTTCAGTTCCTCTACCACCTTCTCTACGTGGTAACCAGAAGTCTTCCATCATAGACATGAACTTTCTGTCATCCCTAACTTCACCGGTATTGGCATCATATACCAATTTATTTCTATAGCGATTCATTACCTCTCTGAGGTATTGCTCTGCTTTTACTTTAGGGAGATTACCCACATCAATATAAAAAATTCTTCTTTCTGGGGCTCTTGATAATCTATAAATTACAAGACTATCCTCAATCATCCTAAGTTGATTAAGTGCCTTAATTGCTTTCTGTAAATATGATAAAACAATACCCTTATTCCTATCAACTAAACCAGAGGTTACATAGGTAATCGAATCTTTTGCAATTTTTACACCTTTTGCTCCTCCACTACCACTCACCATTCCTGAAGGGTAATTAGATTTGGGTGTATATACAAAATACTCTTCAATTTCAGGAGCTACAATTTTCGTATCATCCTTCTCCCCATTCATCTTTATATTCATGATATCTGCTTTGCTCATCTTCTTTTCTTGACGAACAAATCTCATTTTCATAGGATCAATATATCTTAAATCCTTTATCCCCTCTTCGGGGTTTTTAACATCAATTACCTTCAAATAGTATAATCTACCATCAACATACCAATTTCTAAGTATTTCATGCGATTTTTTATCAAAATCCATGATATCTTTTATATTTCTAAACTCTTCTCTAATTGCTTTTTTGAGTTTATCACTTGCGTTTAAATTAGAAAGTTCAATCTCAATTGGAGTATCATAAAGATCACTTACAATTGCTTCATTTATAATATCTTCAACAGCACCATCACATTCTGGATGCAATGCCATTTCACGATATCTTCTTATGAGATCATATTCAGTTCTATAAACACCTTCAATGTCTACATAAGATCCATAAAATCCACTACTGATGTAATTATCAACCCCGTCCTCATTATTCTGAGGAACGGGGGATACTACATTAGGATTTTGTTTTTCCTTTTCAATTGAAAAACCAAATAACCTGGCCATATTATAAATCCATGTTTATTACTATTATAGCACTATTTATCTGATATCTTCACCGCCAGCCGCAGGAGAAGTACCTTTATAGGCTTCCCACCACTGAACTTGCATTTCTACAGTAAACTCTTCTAAAGTATCCGTAGTTTCATAATTCAGATCAATCGTAGATAGATTTGTTGGAAAAATATCCCAAAACTTATACGACCTTAGAATACCACCATCACGATCTAACTGATGAACCATAGCATCTTTCTGATACTCATCAGGATTTTGAATTCCTGTAGCATCTTCCATGCTGTTGATGACATTCATCCACTTTTCAAAAGCAGAACGAATTACAAAATCAACATCATTAAGAACTGTAATTGTCCATGTTTCGAATGTTCTATCTCCGGCGATTTTTAAAATACGACCTCTGAATGGAACTTCAACTGGGGCAATTGTAGATGCAGGAAGTGCTGCTGCCTTAACTAAAAACCTTGATTTTTGCAAGGTATCATTTTGAACGGCAACTGCTGTAGGAAACGCTAACTCAACCTCAAAAAGATTCGGCCTAGCTCCACCACCAGTTAACTTACTTTTAAAGTCACTGATTTTCCTTAGTGGAATACTGTTCTGTTGAACTCTACTTGGCATTGTTTGTGGACCTCTTAATTAATTAAACGTTACCTATTACTTCTTCAAATGCAACGCCAGTTCTAGTGGCGATGAAATTAAGACCAATGAAGTTGATTGACCTTGCAGGCTTAATGTATATATCTGCAATAAACTCATTTGCGTCAATTACAGCACCGGTGTTATTTGTTTCATCACAAATAACAACATAATCAGTAATTCCTCGTTTTGCCTGAACATCACGTAGGAAAGGTTCAACGATGTTCACAAAGTTTGTTCTTGTAATTTCATCATTGAATTCAAAGAGTTGATCTTTTGCTGCGGCAGAAATTGCATCTTCAAGGAAGAGGAATAATCTACGAACATTAATACGATCAAATGCAGATGCCTTAGCAAATGCAGTCTTATCACCATAAAGGATAATTCCAGCACCAGGTGAGAAAATTACCGGATTAATACGTGCAGAATAAAGACGATCTCTTTGTTCTTTAGCAGGATTATATGCTAATTTCACAGCATTAAGAATTGCACCTCGTGCAGTACCTGCTGGTGAGAACCAAGGGAATGCGTTAATATCCGTTCTGGCACACAATCCAGCAATATCACCATTTAGAGGGATATAACGGAATGTATTGTTAAACCTATCATAGGTATACTTGTATCCACTATCAAATACAGCATATGATGAAGAAGTTATGGGTTCAAAGAAATCAATTACATTATTTGTAATTGCTGCATCACTCAATACAACATCTACAGTGGTTTGATTAGGATTATCCGTAATCATGGATGCTCTATAAGGTGAAATAAATGCAACTGCATCCTTTCTCAATTCGGCCACTTGTATCAACTTAGTGGCAAGTGCTCTGGACTCATCCTGACCACCTTTGGCAGATCCCATTAATAAGAAATCTACATCAATATTAGTATCATTGGCAAATAACTGATATCCACTAACTAAATCATCTAATCCAGAATTAAGTGCTCCGGTTGTAGTTATAGTAGAAACACCACTATAATCTTTACCATCACCCAATGTAGTATTTAAATTACCGAGTGAATTGAAAATGATGCCTTCAGCATCTTGATCCCATCCACCATCAGCAAATTCAGTATATCCACCAGCATTAAATCCAGTGGTTACAACTCCTGTTGGTTCACCACCAGCAAAGATGTTTGGTGAGTTTGTTTCAATATATTTTCTCCACCAAGAAGGAGATCCGACAGAGAACTCAGCGTCCTTTGCCTTAGAAAGTGCTAAATGCTTTTCAAGAATTGTTCCAGCATTACCGGTAATACTTCCATTTCCGTCTATCACAACAACATGAACTTCATCAAATCTTGAGCCTCGTGCAGAAGCAAATTCAGATGTTGTTGGACGTTCTGCTAAAGTATTCCATTTAACAGTAGTGGTTGTAGTTGCTCCACCTACGGTTGCAGTTGACATCTCAAGTTCCTGAGAATCAAACCAATCTGTTGCAACACTAACTGTAGGATTTGCTGTTGAAAGTCCAGCATTAGTACGAACCGTAAGTGCTCCTTCAGTTCCAAACTTATAGATGCTATTATAATCTTGTGCTGTTTCAGTTCCTGCAGTAGATACGTGAGATAAGAACTTAACATCAACATGTGTTGATCCTACCTTCGTAATAATCCCTTTATAATAACCATTAAGAAGTGTAGTCGTTCCGGCACCAGTTCCAGTATTAGAAACTACCGTACCATCCGGTACTGATTGTGTAATTCCCATACCAACAGCAAGAGTATTACTACTTGCATCGGTTACAGAACTTATGGATAGATTTTGATCAGCAAAACCATCAATAATTCCAATTCTAATTCCATTAGCCCAAGATCCGGGATTTCTGGCAGCAACGGTTACCCCAGAAATACTATTCAGATCATAACCCAATTCCTCATAGTTTTCAGCACTCTTAATACGTACACTAGAAGCAGTACCTACAAACGCATTCTTTACTCCAACGCCAGTAGTAGAGTTATAATCATCAGCTCTTATAACACTTAATTGTCCCCCATATGCCAAATATGCCGATGCAGTTAACCAAGTTTCATACTGTTTATCAGTCTCATATGGTTTCCCAAATGTATTTAATAAATCATTTTCATTGTTAATCAAAGTAGGTGTCCCTACTGGACCTTTAGCAAAAGGCCCCACAATTCCACCTATCTTATCTGATGTAGGATCAATTCTCCCCAGAGTTAAATCAATCTCCTTAACCAGAATTCCAGGAGATGCTAGATTTAGTGGCATCTTGTTTTCCCCTCGCAGTCCAAATTTATTCTAAAAATATTTATTAAAATATCTATTTACATGTAATCCCACATGTAAGAACGGTCTCCATATTCGTCTAAATGCCACGTATCACCGTCTTTATCTACAAAACTTTCATCTTCTAACCCTGTTTCAATGAATCCAAAGGGGGCCATATCCTGTTCTATTTGATTTCTTTGGTCTTCATAGATCCTTTTACGAACATCATTGTCCGTCATTTCTTTAAAATAATCTTGTGCACATAGCCATGCAAATATAACTAAACACATCGCAAGATCATCATTAGACCCTTCTTCTGCTTCAAATGAATTATGTTTTTGGGCAAAAGTTGTTAATTCTGAGATAATATCATAGTCCCATAAGAGTATTTTATCGTCCTCCAACATAGTCTTTAAGTTAGAACAACCCAACTTTTTAACTGCAGCAGTTGTTCTTACACCAAGTTGAGTTTTCTTTCCAGAAAATCCCTGACCAACAATTTGACCATTTCTTCCTCTCATGGTAGCCATTAAGAGATTTTCATATTCAAGATCATATTGAAGAATACTTGCTACCTGATCCCCAATATCATTCACTTCTATTAATAAATATGACTCATTATATCCTTTTGCTACATCCATAATAATATTTGGAAATAACATAGGTTTAATTTCATTATTCCTATATTTGGCAACTACTCTATATGGAAATTCGGTTATATCAAAAACCAGAAAAGCAGAATAATCATTACCCAACCCTCGTGCCACATCAACCGTCATTATATAATTATGATCTTTTACCGGATCTTCATAAATATCCAGACCAGCATTTCTCTTCTTAGGTTCTTCATATACCAGATTTTTTAGTTTAGTAGCAGCAATTAAAGTATTAATAGATCCTAAGAACTCACACTCAAACTCAATCTTAAACTGTTGTTCAGAAGTATTAGCAATAGTTTGTTCTTTCCAGACAGAATCTCTACCAGGAACTTCACTCCAATGAACTTCAGTGGGGATATACTCATTTTTACCCTTTTCACTATCGTGCCACATGCGGTAAAAATGATTCATACCCCTTGGGGTGGAAACAATAATTACTTTAGTACTTTGTCCAGACGTGATAGTAGGATAAACAGAGGCAAAGAAGTCATCAGCAATGTGATTCGGGATGAACGCGAACTCGTCAAGAAAGATGACATTATAGGATCCGCCTCGGACAGCAGATGAAGAAGTAGAGTTTGC